AATGTAGGCCGCCCGTGCCCTATCGGTGGGAGCTCCGTTTCGGCTTTGGTGGCGTAGGTCACGGTAAGAAAGTTACTTCTGAGATTGCCGAAGCTTACAAAAAAAGTGGAAAGAGCGAAAAGAATCCAGCCGACAACGCGGAGCGCTACTGATCGCCGGCTAAGGCTCTGAGATATTCGGTACCACCACAAACAGGCACCGAATGCAATCAGTAGGAACACAAATGTGAGTACAAGAAGGGGAATAAAGATCTCACCCCACAATTCCGGATCAATTGGGGTAAGGTCACCCTTAAATTGGAACAATACGTGCCGCCAATAGCCAACATACCCAAGGCAACTGATGGTCAGAAATACGCCCCACCACCAAACCCAGCGCTCGCGCTTGGGGCGACCTTCGGCGCTAGATGCCCTAGACATCGATCCTGACCCCAAACATTTGCCAACCTTTGAAGATGACGTTTCCCGGACGAGCGGATCATCCGCTCATCTTCGGGCCTATCTGACCACCAATCCGTACATTCAGCAACCGCTGGACCGCCCGGGCGGCTGTTTCTGCTCGGCATTCCCAGCGCGATAGCCGGGACCACGATCACAAACCCCTTGATGCGACGGACCGATAAACCATGGCGGCATCTCTCGGCTCCGGCCCGGATGACGTGACCATCCAGGTCGGCTCCAATCGCTTCGTCGGCTGGCAGAACGTGAGCATCAGCCGGTCGTGCGAGTCGATGCCGAACAACTGGTCGCTGACCGCGAGCGCCGAGTTCCTGCAAGGCGCCGCGCTGGCGGGAACTCGGCCGGGGCAGTCGTGCCTGATCTATATCGGGTCCGACCTCGTCATCACCGGGAAAATCGACCGCCGCTCCATCCCGATCGACGCGCGCAACCACCAGGTCACCCTCTCGGGCCGCGGCATCACCCGCAACCTGGTCGATTGCTCGGCCGATCTGCTGAACGATCCGGGCATCCGCGGCGGGCAGATCAACGGGGCGAACGCGCTCGACGTGGCGGCCAAGCTCTGCAAGGCGTACGGCATCACAGCCCGCTCGGCCGTCGCCGACCTTGGCATCGCGATCCCGTCGTTTCAGGTGCCGCTGGGCGAGACGCCTTACCAGATCATCGAGAGCGTGGCGCGCTACGCCGGTTACCTGGTCTACGAGGACGTGTTCGGCAGACTCGTGCTGGATCGCATTGGAACCTCGCAGCACGCCTCCGGCTTTACCCTCCCGGGCAACGTCGAGGCGATCAACGGGGAGCGGTCTGTCGATGGCCGGTTCTCGACATACGTGGTGGTCTACTCAGGCGTCGACCAAACCGCCGACCTGGGCGGCCTGGCCAATCGCCGGGCAACCATCCTGGACGACACGCTGGGCGAATACCGGCTGCGCATCATTGTCTCCGAACAGATCGCGCCGACCCCGGCCGGGCAGCAGACGATCGACAACGACGCCATCGCCAAGCAGCGCGCGAATTGGGAAAAGGCCCGGCGCATCGGCCGGAGCCAGGGCGCGTCTATCACCTGCGATAGCTGGCGCGACAGCAGCGGCAACCTCTGGACGCCGAACTGGCTGGCGACGATCGACGCGCCGGCGGCCGACATTTCCAACGCGACGTGGATCATCGGCTCGCTGTCCTTTCGCAAGGACATGAGCGGCACGCACACCGACCTGATCCTGATGCCGCCCGATGCGTTCAGCCCCGAGCCGAACCCGTTGAACCTGTTCGACGCGGAGCTGGCGAACGCGCCGCAGACCTCGCAAGCCCCCGCGCCGCCGTCCACCAACACGCCGCCTTAGCGGCCGGAGCCTGAATGTCCACATCTCTCGAAGCAACCGTCGCCATGCTGGCGCGCCAGGTTGTCATGCTGGAGCGGCAGGTGAGTGCGCTGATGCTGCGCCGTGGCGCACCGTTCGCGCTTGCCCGCACGACGCTGACGGTGAACGACACCGGGCCGGTGCAGACGGTGCAGGCGCAGCTCGATGCGCTGTCCACGCGCGACAACATCCCGCTGCTCTATGGGTTCGGCGTCACCGGCTCGCCGCCGATCGGCACCGACCTGCATCTGGCTTTCCTCGACGGCGACCGGGCGAAGTCCCTGGCGATCGCCGGCGGTCACCAGACCTATCGGCTGCGGAACCTCGGCGTGGGCGATTCCGCGCTTTACGACCTCCGGGGCGCCTATGTCTGGCTGACCGCCGGCGGTCCCTCGGTTGCCTGCGCGGGCAACCCCATGACGATTGCCGGCGATCTGCACGTCACCGGCGCGGTCATCGCGGGCTATGGCGGCGCCGACCAAGTCGGTTTGCAGACGCACAAGCACGGCGAGGGCACCGCTGCCGCGGGCACCACCGCGCCTACGGCCAGCACCTGATGACGCATCTTGCCAGCGATCAGGCCGCGACGCGGACTGATGTGCCGTTTGGCGTCTGCCGCACTCGCGACGCGACCGCGATGCGTCATCCGTCGAGAGGCGGTTAGCACGGTGGGCGACATTCGCATCGTCTGGGACCCGGCCACGGGGACCGGCGACCTCAACATGCTCGGCGCCGGGCTGGAGCTGGGGCACGACCTGGAGACGGCTTCCCTGATCAGCATGTTCACCGATGCCCAGGTCGATCCCGGCGACATCGTGTTCGACAACGATCCGCACGGAAGCTGGATCGACACCTATGCGGCGCTGGAGGACCCGACTCTCGCCGTGATCCCGGACGATCATATCGGCTCGAAAATCTACCAGGCTTTCGCAAGGCCGCGCACGCAAGACACGCTGAACTGGTTGCGCGACCAGATCATCCAATGCCACGGCTGGATGATTACCGATGGCGTCGCGTCGGCGGTGGACGCGCAACCGTTTTTCACAGGCCCGGGCGGCATCGGCGCGATTGTCACCATCACGGCGAACGGCGTTCCGAACCTCTACAGCTACGCCTGGTCGCAGGAATCCTGATCCGTGCCATTTCCAAGGCCGACCCTCACTGCACTTCGCGCGCAGGCGATGCAGGACATCACCGCGTCCGATCTGCCGAACGCCGACGGGTTCCTGCGCAGGGCCGTGCTGCGCGTGCTGGCCTGGGTGCAGGCCGGCCTCGCCTATCTGCATTACGGCTACCTCGACTGGATCTCCCTGCAATCGACGCCGTTCACCTCGACCGGCGAATACCTGGAGGGGTGGGCGGCGATGGCGCCGACCCCGGTGCTGCGCGAGGCACCGACCTTCGCCTCCGGCCCTGCGTCCTGGCCGGGCGTGGTCAACACCCCCTTGCCGGGCGGGACGGTTTGCAGCCGCGGCGATGGCGTCCAGTACGCCACGGCGGCCGACGCGACGGTTGGCGGCGGCGGATCGGTCGCGGTGATCGTGGTTGCCCTGGTGGCGGGCTCGAACGGCAACACCGACAGCGGCACGCCGCTGGAGCTTGGAGTCTCGATCGGCGGCATCAACGCGACCGGCGCCGCGACGGCCGCGATTACCGGGGGCGCCGACCTGGAGACGGACGGCCCCATGCGGACCCGCATGCAGGAGAGCTACGCGGCACCGCCGCACGGCGGGAACCAAGCGGATTTCGTCACCTGGGCGTTGCAGGTGACCGGCGTCACCCGCGCATGGTGCGCACCGTGGATCGCCGGGGCCGGCACCGTCACGGTTTTCTTCATGATGGACGTGGCGGAATCGGCCTATGGCGGCTTCCCGCAGGGGACCAATGGCGTCGCCGCGCTTGAAACTCGCGACACCGCTGCGACCGGCGATCAGCTCGCGGTGGCGAATTTCCTCTATGCGCTGCGCGCGGTGACGATGCTGGTCTATGCCGTCGCGCCGCAGGCCTCGACGCAGGCGTTCACGCTCGCCGGCCTGTCCGGGATTTCGAGCGCGCAGCAGACGCAGGTGTCGGCCGCGCTGACCACCCTGTTCCTGCAAAAGGACAGCCCGCTCGCAACCACGTCGATCGAGCAGAGCGATTGCGCCGCGGCGATCACGGCCATCGGCGGTCTGCCGTCGTTCGCGATCACCACGCCCTCGACGTGGCCGATCACGTCTGCGCCCGGCTACCTGTTCACCCTCGGAACGGTCACCTATTCCTGATGCCGACCCCTCCCGCATTTGGCGATGCCGACTATCAGCAGGCGATGCTGCGGCTTTTGCCAACGGGCCGCGTCTGGCGCCGCGATCCCGCGTCCACGCTGTCGGCGGTCATGCTGGCGCTGGCACCGACCTATACCCGCAGCACGGCGGCAGCGGCACAGGTCCTGATCGACGCCAGCCCGGCAACGACGCAAAACCTGCTGGTGGAATGGGAGAACTCGCTCGGCCTGCCTGACCCGTGCACGGCGCCGAATCCCTCGATCGAGCAGCGCCAGGCCGCGGTCCGTGCAAAGTTTGGCGCGCGGGGAGCGTTGACCACGGCGTACTTCATCACGCTGGCGGCGGCGCTCGGGTTCACCATCACCGTTACCGAGTTCTCGCCGTACACCGTGGACATGCCTTGCGACGAACCGCTGCTCGAACCGGAGTGGGCGTTCATCTGGCAGGTGAACGCACCGCAGATCACGACTTTCTATTTCTCAGTCGAAGAGTCCAGCGTGGACGATCCGCTGGAAACCTATGACGCCGGCGAGCTGGTCTGCCGCATCACGCAAGACGCGCCGGCGGGAACCTTGGTGCTTTTCGTTTTCTCCTGATCGGGGCACTTCATGCAAAGAATCACTGATCCGACGGCGGTTGCCACGCTGCCGTCGCCTCCGGCGTTGACCGGAACGACCGGGTATTTCGGGCCTGCGGTGCCGGGCATATCGCCGGCGACGCGCGTCCGCTACTGGTTCGTCACCATGCTCCAGGAGGAGCTGATGTCGATCCTGGCAGCGGCGAGCATTACCGCCGACACCACGGGCACCGTGTTCAATCAGGTTCTGCTTTCGATCAAGGCATTGATCGCGGCCGTTCCGCATGGGGTGCAGACGTTCACGTCGTCGGGGACGTTCGCGGTCCCGACCGGCGTCACCGCCCTCGACGTCGAGGTGTGGGGCGGTGGTTCCGGCTCCTGGGCATCCGTGTCGGGTATTCCTGGCGGCGGCGGATCGGGCGGTGGTTACGCGCGAAAGCGCCTGTCTGGCCTAACGTCTGGTGCGTCGATCACGGTGACGATCGGGGCCGGCGGGACTGCCGGGACTACCGCTCCGGCCGCGCCTGGCGCCGGCGGCACAACCAGCTTCGCGGGAGCCGGGTTTACCACCGTCAGTGCGACCGGCGGCGTCGTCAGCGTCTCAAGCACGACCAGCATTCCGGTGTTTGGAAACAAGGCCGGCGTCGGTTCCGGCGGAGACGTCAACCTGTATGGCGGCGACGGCGGCAATGGCGGCACGGGACAGGGCAACTCCGGGGTTGTCGGCGGCGTCTGGGGCGGCTTCGGCGGCAATGGGCCTCTGTCTGGCGGGTGCAACGACACGGCGAATGGCGTCGGTATAGCGGGCTATTTTCCAGGCGGCGGCGCATGTGGCGCGGGCACCGGAGCAGCGGGCACGACGGCACAGAACGGCGCGGCCGGTGCAGCCGGCCTGTGCATCGTGAGGTGGTAGCATGTATGGCGCGCTTCGTGGCGTACCGGTGAGTCGCGGGCCGATCTGGCTCCGGTCGAAACTGCCAACTGCCATCAAGGGCTATCGCTACGAGATCGACCCGCTCGATGCGCAGGTGCTGACTTCGTTGTCGCTCGCCGCTGCGCCATCGGGCACCGGCGAGCTGGCGATTTCCGGCCTGGGCTATGGGTCCGAGATCGTCAGCTTCACGCTGGCGTCCGGTCAACCGACGCGGTGCTATACACTGCTGCTGACGGCGACACGATCGGACGGCCTGGTCAGCGAATACCTGTTCAAGGTCCGGATTGATCCCGTGCTGGTCACCGATCAGCCGAAGGCGGCCCCCTCGGCGGGGTTTGGCACGGCAGCCGTTTGGCCATGACGCTACGAGGCGCCGTAC